CTTATTATATATAACGACGATAGCCCAAGTATTTTTAAAAACAAATGGAGACTAAATGGCTACGTGTAGATTGATAATTGAAGACGAAGTAAACATTAAACTAGAAGGACTAGACGTTGATGTACGGAGAAAGTTATCGAATGCTCTCAAGTTTGAAGTGCCTTACGCACGATATATGCCACAGTATAAACTTGGTCGCTGGGATGGAAAAGTTGCTTTTTTTGGTATTGGCGGTACTGGCTATGTCAATCATCTTGACACTGTTAGTCAAGTGCTACAAAAAAATAATGTACAAATAGTAGACATTGAAGATAGACGTCATCCTATTACATTAAACTTTACGCCTGTTACAGAAAACTATTGGAAAGACTTAGGAGTTGTATGGCCCAAAGGACATCCAGCAGAAGGCGAAGATATTATTCTACGTGACTATCAAGTAGAGTCAATTAATAACTTTTTAAAACATCCACAGAGCTTGCAACAGATCGCAACCGGAGCAGGTAAGACTATCACTACTGCTACACTAAGTCATTTAACTGAACCGTATGGACGTAGTCTTGTTATTGTACCTAACAAGTCGCTTGTTACACAAACAGAAGAAGATTATATTAACTGTGGACTTGATGTAGGTGTATACTTTGGAGACAGAAAAGAACTAGGAAAGACGCACACTATTTGCACTTGGCAGAGTTTGAATATACTTGACAAGAAGCATAAAGATGGCTCAGCAGTGTTATCACTTGCAGAGTTCTTAGACGGTGTTAGTACTGTTATTGTTGATGAAGTTCATCAAGCAAAAGCAGAAGTTCTTAAAAATTTACTCACACGTAACTTAAAAAATGCTCCAATACGTTGGGGACTAACTGGTACTATACCAAGAGAAAAGTTCGAATTTGAGTCCATACATGCATCCTTAGGCCCTGTTATAGGACAAATTAGTGCAAAAGAACTTCAAGATAAAGGAGTACTATCACAATGTCATGTTAACGTAGTGCAGTTAATAGACACAGTAGCACATACAGATTATCAATCAGAATTAAAATACTTAACAACAAATCAACAAAGACTAGAATATATAGGCAAACTATTAAACAATGTAAAAGAATCAGGCAACACACTAATACTAGTAGACAGAATATCAGCAGGTGAAATGCTTGCTGAGCAGATACCTGGAAGCGTTTTTGTTAAAGGAGACGTTAAATTAAAAGATAGAAAAGAAGCATATGATGATATTAACCAAGGTACAAATCATGTAGTAATTGCTACATATGGAGTAGCCGCGGTTGGGATTAACATTCCTCGTATTTTCAATCTTGTTCTTATTGAACCTGGGAAAAGTTTTGTAAGAGTTATACAATCTATAGGTAGAGGCGTAAGAAAGGCAAAGGACAAAGACTTCGTGCAAATATGGGATCTTACATCAACATGTAAGTTTGCGAAGCGACATCTGACTCAACGTAAAAAGTTTTACAAAGAAGCAGAGTATCCCTTTACAATAGAAAAGGTGGATTGGAAATGAGAATATTAACATTAGAAAACCAACCGCTTGATCTACAGCAACTACCCGACGAGTTAGAAGAAGATATAAGATTTAGTATATTAGATAATTCAGATCCAAAAGAGCCAGACTTTTTTTACGTTCCTTTGATATTTCTAGAATCTTTTAGTAGTCCGGCGATTGTTTTAGAGATAGCAGGTAATGAAATAATGATGCCGATTGATTGGCACATGGCAGTAGGTTGTAGTGAAAGCGGAAATGATTTAGAAGTATTACAATTAACAAGTATAGCAGATAGAGGGTTCGAAGCATTTTTATATAATCCGTTAACCAGCTTTAAGCCAGACTTTGGAGACATTAAGGTAACTAATTTTTATAACGATGTCAAGTGGTTTTTTCCTAAAGTAAAGAACGGACAACTATTAACGATTCCGATTACAATGGATAAAGATCCGTTGTGTGCTTACTTTATTAGAGACGTAACACGCCAGACTGAATTAATACAATACGGAGAATTATTTTAATGGAAGAAGATTTTATTCGAATATACGATAATAGAATACCTAAAGAATTGGTTGAAGAACTAGTTAAGTGGTTTCAATCAGCAAGTACTTCGGGTAGAATGGTCCAAAGGAATAGTGGTGCTATTAGCGATACACAAATTGCATTAGATGGCACACGTAAAGATTTTGTTGATAACATTTATAATTGTCTAGGTCCATGCTTAGAAGATTATGCAAAAGACTTTCCTTATTTGAAGAATAGAGATTTATTAAGTAGCCTATGCGTTATGCAAAGAACCGAACCAAAGTCAGGCGAAGGATACCATTTATGGCATGCTGAACGTTTTGGCGAAGCAACTGTTGAACGTGTACTTGCTTGGACTATATATCTTAATGACGTTGCAGAAGGCGGCGAGACAGAGTTTTTATATCAAGGTAAACGTGTAGAAGCAAAACAAGGTCGTGTTGTAATTTGGCCTGCAGGATGGACACATCTACATAGAGGAAATCCTCCTATAAGTAATACAAAATATATTCTTACAGGTTGGATTGTTGGCAATGGCGATATGCTTAATTTTAGATTAGGAACTAACGACCAACAATGAATATAGAAGAATATAATAAAATACATCAAAATTGGTTTTTTGATACACAGTATCCTGGCTATGAAAAGTTTTTAGACTTATTTAATATTGACAAAAGGCCAGCTTACAAATATAAACTGCCTACAGGTAGTTTAGATGCTGATAGTTATAGTGATAAAGAATTTGCATACCCGCATGATATTGATCAAGGAGCATATGCAACATTTATTCAAGAGTCAGTACAAGCTCAATTTCCAATTACAAATATAAAACTATTACGCACATGGTGGGTACATTATCCTGCATTTAAAAATACATTTGTCGGAGTACATCGACATGAAAGTCCGAACGTATTCACAACTGTATTATTTTTAGAAGGACACGTATCAGGTAACCATATGCTAGAACCAGGAACATTATTTGCTATTGTTGCTGACGGACAAAAGACTAAAATGGAACAATGGAACCCCGTACCAGGTACTGTTGTACTAATGGACGGCATGGTATATCATGGAACTTATCCTACACAATTTGATAGGAAAGTACTAGTGTGTGATTTTGAATATGATATAGGAGAGTCAAAATGAAGGCAGGAAAGATATGGGGTCAAACAGAATTGATCCACGCAAACGGTGTACTAGAGTTTCATCGTATTGAATATAAAAAAGGTTTTAAGTGTTCGGAACATGAACACCAATTTAAATGGAACGGATTCTTTGTTGAATCGGGCAAGATGATTGTCCGTGTTTGGCAAGATGATCAAGATGGTCTCGTAGATGAAACCATTCTTGAAGCAGGGGATTTTACACAGGTTAAGCCTGGTAAGATCCATCAGTTCGAAGGACTCGAAGACGGAGTTGCCTTTGAACTTTATTGGGCAGAATTCAACCACAATGATATTGTGCGTAGAACTGTCGGAACAAAAGTAAAATAACAGGAGAACATATGTTAACAAAACTTTTAGAAGGTGTAGACAAGACGCTTGTAAGGAATCTTGTGATTCTACACACACTAGTAATTGCAGTTAGTAATTACTTAGTGACAATTAGATTTGATCTATTTCCAGGCGCAGAACTGCCATTGTTTGGATCATTTCCACTAGCGGCGGCGGCGTTTACATTTCCGATCGTTGTTGTAGCAACTGACTTGACAGTGCGTTTAGTTGGTAAGCAAGCAGGTAGAGCCGTTGTAGCAATGGCAATTATTCCTGCTATTATTGCATCAGTACTAGTACTACTAGCACTAGGTGACGAACATGCATACAGAGTAGGACTTGCATCAGGTACTGCATATGCAGTAGGTACAATGCTTGACGTATATGTATTCCAACATATTCGTGAGCGTATGAGTGCATGGTGGATTGCTCCAGCAGTATCAACTATTGCGGCAAACATTATTGATACATATGCATTCTTTTACACAGCATTTTATCCTGCACCGTGGGTTGGACCAGTAGCATTCAACAATACATTAACAAAAATTGTTGTAGGCTTAATTGTGTTCCTACCAGCATACGGCTTGTTACTTTCATATTTGAAAAACAAGTTTGGTGTAGACGCTTTAGTACTTAAAGACGAAGTAAAGCCGAAAGCTAAAAAGAAAGCACCGGCTAAAAAGACAGCTAAGAAAAAGGCGTAGATGATTTGGGTACTTTACTACCCGGAGAAGAATTGATATACGAGCGTAGCGACGGTGTTGTCTATGCTCGTTATCGCGACAAGCCTGAGATCGAACGTTGGATCATAGGCGGAGACCCTGGTGCTGTTGCAAGGGCACAAGGCGAGCTATTAGACTATGGTTCGTGGAAAGAGTTATGTGAACTTGCCCAAACTAACATAACTTTAAAAAAACAACTTGACAAACTAGTCAATATATACTATATTATTAAGGATAGAAACTATGAAAGTTAAAATTCAAAACGTCGGCGGCACAGTTGCTAAAAAAGATGATAGGTATGTTGTTAAGGATAATACACATTTAAACAACTTAGTATTAAGTAGTACAGATTTACAACCATATAAATCTACTAGTGGACATAAGCACGAAGGTCAAGAAGAAGTATATTACTTTATATCAGGAAGTGGTAAAATGGATTTAGACGATAAAACAATAAGCGTCAAACAAAATGATGTAGTACTAATTGAAGATGGAGTATTTCATCGTGTACACTCAGGTCCAAATGGATGTTACTTTGTATGTGTGTTTGACGGAAGGAGAAAACATTGAGAATTATAGCAGGACCATGTCAACATGAAACACTAGAGCAAAGTTTAGAAATTGCAAAAGAATGCAAACGTGTATGTGACAAACATAATATCGAATATTATTTTAAAGCAAGTTACGATAAAGCAAACCGTACAAGTGTGAACGGAGTTCGCGGTCAAGGACTTGCTAGTACAATGAAAGACTTTCTTCTAATAAAAGAAAAATACAAAATTAAAACATTAACCGATGTACATAATCAAAATGAAATTTTAAAAATAGCCGCATACTTTAATGATGCAGTTGATGTATTACAGATTCCTGCATTCTTGTGTAGACAAACAGATCTTATACAAGCGGCATGCAAAACAAATAAAATAGTAAATATCAAAAAAGGACAGTTCCTAGCACCTTGGGACGTAGAAGGAATACTAAGTAAAACTGAAGGCGCAAAGGATGTCTGGATAACTGAAAGGGGTACAAGTTTTGGTTACAATAGTCTTGTTGTCGACTATACTGGTCTTATCTATATGCTCAATAATTATGATAACGATATTGTGTTTGATGTTACGCACTCTGTCCAAAAACCCGGAGGACTGGGGAACAGTAGCGGCGGGAATCGTGATTACGTGCCTGGGCTGTCTCGTGCTGGGTCTGCTCTTGGCATCACTTCCTTCTTCCTCGAAGTCCACCCTGTGCCTGATAACTCGCCAAGCGATGGTCCAAATATGCTTAGACTAGATAACTTTGAAAGGGTCGTAGATGAAATCGTGCGTTATTCTTATACCCGCTAGAATGGCAAGTACAAGGTTTCCAGAGAAACCACTTGCATTACTTGACGGCGTGCCAATGGTACGTAGAGTATACGATAATTGTCCTGCTGATATTGACACATTTGTTTTAACTGATGACCAACGTGTAGCAGATGTTATTCCAGAAGGACAAACGATTGTAGATGACAGAGATTATCAAAGTGGCACTGAAAGATGCTTTGGTGCATTATCACAACTGCCGAACACATATGATAAAGTAATAAACGTACAAGGTGATATGCCTGACATCAATAGAAAAATTATACGTGCAGTTAAAGATAAATTGGACTTATATGATGTAACAACAGCGTACACAACTATGGAAAAAAGGTTGCAAAAAGATCCTAATTGTGTTAAACTAATACGTACAGGAGATTATGCTAACTGGTTTTGTAGAGCAAGTTTAGAATACGGTGATTGGCACTTAGGCATTTATGGTTATAGGTCAGGTCTAGCACAAATACTAAAAGAATCAAAACCAAGCAGAGAAGAAGAAATTGAAAAACTTGAACAACTACGTTGGATACAAAATGGTATTGAAATTGGCTGTGTTGAAGTTCAATTTAATGGAACAGAAATTAACACACCCGAGGATCTAAAACAATGGCACAAACAAAACTCCCAATAAAAGATATACTAGCGGCCATTGATATGGGTGCTAAGAATGTATGGGACGAAATTAATGATGACGAAAAGAAGTCAGTTAGTTTTTGGTTGTTAAATAGATATGTTGCAAGTATAGCAGGCAATAGAGACAAACAAGAACTTGCTATATTTAAAACTAACGAATACTATAATAAAAACTATATGGTTGTTAGTAAACATCCAAAACTACAATGGCAACTATTATGCTTGTCGGGAGGCACAGGCAAGATAGAGTACCATCCTTGGATAGGCGTAAAGAAAAAAGAAGGTCAGAACATTGCATCTGGCATTAAACTTATCAAACAGATTTATCCGAATATGAAATTAGACGAGGTAGAATTACTTGCTGGAACATCTACAAAAAAAGAACTCAAACAATTGGCTGAAGAACATGGTATCGACATCAAACTCTAAACCGTATGTGTGCGATTACTGCGGGTCAGGATACACAAGAGAGAAAACTCTTGCTGTACATATGTGCGAGAAAAAGCGTAGACATTTACAAAAAGAAGAAAAACATGTACGTTTTGGATTCTATGCATTCCAAAGATTTTATAAATTAAGTGCAGGATCTAAAAAAGAAAAAACATATGAAGAGTTCTGTAATTCTCCTTACTATAATGCATTTGTTAAGTTCGGAAGTTTTTTAAATAATGTAAGACCATTATATCCAGAAAAATATATAGACCATGTTGTAACAAGTAGAGTTAAATTAGATCATTGGTGCAAAGAAGAAATGTATGAAAAATATGCAGTTGAACTTATTCGTAAAGAAGGAGTAGAGACTGCACTAGAACGTAGTGTACAAACTATGCTAGAATGGGCAAGTGAAAATGAACCTGCACCTTGGAATCATTACTTTGCACACGTAAGTTTAAACAGAGCAGTGTGGCATATTAAAGATGGAAAAATATCTCCGTGGTTAATATTAAATTGTAAGAGCGGCAAAGAGATGTTGAGTAAATTTAATAACGAACAACTTGAAATGGTATATCATGTACTTGATCCTGAACATTGGGCAATGCGTTTTAAACGTACACCTAAAGATGTTGAGCTAGTTAAAGATGTAGCAAAAGAAAGTAAATTATAAGAAAGAGGAAACAATGGAATTATTATACTATCCAGATAAGTTCTTAGAAAAACAAGTAAAAGCAGTTGACTTAGATAACCCAGGGTTTGATCCTGTAAAAGTAAAAGACGACATGACAAAAATTATGTTAGACAATAATGGTATTGGACTTAGTGCAAGTCAAGTTGGATTAGACGCACAACTTTTTATAATGGGTGACAAGCCAGAGAATACAATTATTTGTATTAATCCACAGATACTACAGCATACACAAGATACTGTTGTTGATACAGAGGGCTGTTTAAGTTTTCCAAATATGTATGTTAAAGTATCAAGACCTAAAGAGATATTAGTTGAATTTTACGATCATGAATTAAAAAAGCAACAAGTTAAAATTGATGGCTATAGTGCAAAATGTTTCTTGCACGAATGGGATCATTTACAGGGTATTACTTTTAAAGATAGAGTAAGTAAACTTAAATGGGACATGGCTAAAAAGAAAGCAGTAAAGTATAATAAGTATGCCTGATATTGATATAGATTTTGCAGATAGAGAAATTATCTTAAATAAGATACAACACCGTGTGGCAAAATTAGATACAAGTAAAAAACATAACACTGGTGTATATGTTACAGAGTGTCCGCATAATCCTGTAGACAATCTAAGTACAATAGATTATAAGACAGCAGAAGAACGAGGATATTTTAAATTAGATTTTCTTAATGTGTCTATATACAAAGATGTAAAAGACGAGACACATTTAGTCAACCTAATGAACAAGGAGCCATTATGGGAACTATTGGAACACGAAGACTTCAGCGAAAAGGTCTTTCATCTAAACGGACACAGCAGTCTATTAAAACTATTGAAGCCCAACTCGGTACAACAATTAGCCGCAACACTAGCGATAATACGTCCGGCAAAAAGATATCTAGCGAACGAAAGTTGGGAAACAATAATGAAAGAAGTGTGGACAAAGCCAACTAATGGTGAGTACTTTTTTAAGAAAGCACACGCAGTTTCGTATGCAATGGCATGTGTTGTACACATGAATTTATTGTGTGAAAATTTACAATCTATCTAGGTTTGCGTATTAGTTGAATACTCTTACGTTTTACTCTTTTAATAGCTAAATTACTTAAATCTACAGTTGGTCCATGTGTTACTTTTACATCTTTTGTATTCATAGTTTGTAAAGTATACTTAAATGGATTCATGTCATTCTTTAAGAATATGCTGATAGGTATCATTCTATTTGATTCCCACCACCAGTCTTCTCCGCACTTAACAAAGTTTTTCTTTTCAATGTCACTACGTAATTCTGTGTAAACGTACATACTCGTAATACTACTGTCTTGATTATTTATAATGCCAATGTATTCTACACCGCCATAAGTAATCACACTTAAAAATGGATAATTGTCTTCTAATTCTTTTCTTAGCATAGGTTTCCGATAAATATAATATGCAACTAACGTCAAGGTATTTAGCAACAAATAAAACAGTCCTAGTCTTAGATGAATGGACAGGGACTCTTACGGAGTATAGAAAAGTGTACAATAGACAATTAAAAATTATTAAAGGTATAGACAATGTTCTTACTTTTGAAATAAAAAATAATAACCAAAAGCCAGTAAGTATTTTAAATACTTACACAGCAAAGTTTCAAGCATTTGATCAAGAAAATACTTTAGTATTAAGTAAAACTGGAACAATTAAAGAAACAGCAACACCAAACTACAAAGGTCAATTTACAGTAAATATTACAGACAACGATACACTTAACCTTGACGGGCAGTATCTTACATATTTTGTACACCTTGTAGATAACAATAACAACAATGTTGTTACATATGCTGATGCACAATTCGGTGCTAAAGGAACTATTGAATTAGATACAGGTACATTACCCGGACCAAAAGATCCTTACAAAATAAGTCAGTTTACTGAAATAAGCACAGACGTATTTGCCAGTGAAGCAGTACAAGCAGAACCTGCACTTAACGGCAATGAAGCATTACACACTACAGCAATATACACTACAGGATATACAGGTGATGTTACAATACAAGCAACACTTGAAAATTTAGTAGACAGTAACACAAACTGGGTTGATGTTAGTACAACTTCAATAGCAAATCCAACAGAGCCAAAGTATATAAACTTCAATGGTGTGTTTAGTTGGATACGTATCAAACACGAACCTACAGCCGGAACTGTTGATAAAGTATTGATCCGTAATTAAATAGCTTGTGTTTAAACAAGATATAAAAGACTGGATCAATAATTACCTCAGCGTAAAACTACCTGAGCATAATGGTATAGCAAGATGTCCTTTTGCAGGTCCAGCACTTCGACAAAATAAAATTAACTTTCAATATTGTCCAAACTATCCACAACTATTAGGTGCTATTGATTTCACTGCCAGCAATTGGAATGTAGACGTTGCTATATTTTTGCTAGACTTTCCTGTTACTAGAGATGAATATACTGATATGCATTATGAAATAACTGAATTATATAATCAAGACAAATATATGTTTGTGGACGAAACACAAACTCTTAATGGTACTGAATACAATTTTATACTAATGCATGACTTTAATCAGATGCAAAAATCCAAACTAGATTTAAAAAAACAAGGCTATTATTCACAATAAAGGTTGACAAACAATCGTATTGATACTATAATACATAGTATGAGTGTAGTCGTAGAAACAGTTCTGACATATTTGCCTGCTAAGAGGAAAACAACTCCTAGTGGTTGGACTTCATTCAACGCTCCATGTTGTCATCATAACGGCCACACACCAGATAAGAGGCAACGTGGCGGCGTCATTCAAAACGACAATGGCGTAAGTTATCATTGTTTCAATTGTGGATTCAAAGCAAGTTGGAAGCCTGGTAGACCTTTTTCACACAAGATGCGTAAGTTACTTCAATGGATGAGTACACCTGACGATATAATCAATAAGGTAGCACTAGATGTCATGCGTGAAAATGAAGGCGTTATAGTACAACAACATAAAGCATTACTGCCTACATTTGAAACAGTTCCGTTACCTGAGTCTGCACGTAAGTTACAGGAATGGGCAGGTGGCGATGTTGACAAAAATTTAATGAAGATTTTTGAATACATGAAAGAACGTAATCTTTATATGGACGACACTGAATACTATTGGACTCCTGAGCTTGCATACAGAGATAGATTAATTATACCTTTCTACTATGAAGGCAGAGTAGTAGGTTGGACAGGACGTAGTGTACAAGCAGATAAGAAACCTAAATATCTTACAGAAGTACAGCCTGGCTTTGTATATGGACTAGACGAACAAAGTTATAATAAAGCATTTACGATTGTATGTGAAGGACAGATTGATGCAATACACATCGAAGGCTGTGCATTAGGCGGAAGTGAAGTTAGCGATCAGCAAGCAATGTTGTTAAAAAAATTGCAGAAGCAAATAATTATTGTTCCTGATAGAGACACAGCAGGATCGAAACTTATTCAAACAGCTATTGATCATGGCTGGAGTGTAAGCATGCCTGAGTGGAGTCAGGATATTAAAGATGTCAGTGAAGCTGTGAATAAGTACGGTAGACTATATACACTTTACAGTATAGTAAATGGCGCAGAAGAATCTGCATTAAAAATAAAATTGAGGCAAAAGAAATGGTTTATTTAAAAAAACTTTGGGAATGGGTTACTTGGCCTATTGCTGAATACAAACGTAAACAAAAAATAAAGAAGCGTATTGAAGAACTTAAAAAACAAGATCCGTTTATTTACAAATAGGAGCAACGTATGATATACTGGGGAATGGTTGGAAACAGCCACGATGCAAGTCTTGCTGTATTTGATAACAACGAACTGTTGTGGGCAGGACAATCAAAAGACTTTTCGAATGTCCCTCATGACCCCGACTTTAATTGGGAGATGCTACAGCATGTTACAATTACAGAAAAGTTACCTAGGCCTAATAAAGTAGTTTGGTACGAGCGTCCGTTGCTTAAAACATTTAGACAATGGCGAGCTGGACAAGGGTGGTTGTATAAAGAAAACAATATTAGATCATATCTCTCGCAATGGAATATATCTTGCAAAATAGAATACACCCAACACCATTTATCACATGCGGCATATGCCTACTACACTCAACCCTATGATGATTGTGCAGTAATCTGTTTAGATAGTATTGGAGAGTTCGAGACCCTAACAGTATGGCACGGTAAGAACGACAAACTTACAAAGTTATACAGTCAAGGGTATCCACATAGCCTAGGACTTTTCTATAGTGCTATGACACAACGTATGGGGCTAGTACCACAGCGTGATGAATATCTTGTTAGCCAGTGGGCAAAGAAAGGTAACCCTAAAAGGTTATCACATACTATGCGTCAAGAAATTATAGACGTTGATCATAATGGCAAGTACCCCCATCATATTAAGATGCGTGAGAATTTACACAGAGGTTGTATGTGGTGGAGGCCTGAACTAAAGACGCAACAAGACATGTATGACTTGGCGGCGGCCACACAGTCCATCTTTGAGTATGCAGTCAACATACTGAGCATTTGGGCTAAAGTACAAACAGGTGCAAGTAATGTAGCACTAGCAGGAGGTGGTGCTCTTAACAAAGATGCGGTAGATAAGATACGTAATCAATGGCGTACTATACATGTTCCGCCAAATCCTGGTGATCCTGGAAGCTGTGTAGGAGCAGTTTTAGCCAAAACAAAAACCAAAATAACACTTGACAAACAGTGGTATAAGAAAGTATAATAGTAGGATGAGTAGAGTAGAACAATTATTTCCAATAAACATATACATGAATATCTGTGACTCAGATATCGAAAGAGATGTTACATTTCTAAAAGGACTTCCTCTTGCAGAGACATCTGATGAAGTTACAGACAACTATGGCTTTCGTAGTTCAAGTAGTTATGTATTAAACAATGAAGAAACGTCAACACTACGTAATTGGATTATAGATTGTTTAGATGAATATGCAATAAATGTTTTAGGATATGATATTGCTGGTATGGCAATAACACAAAGTTGGGTTAGTATTAAAGACAATTCACAAAAGCATATTGCACACAAACACCCAAACAGTTTAATTAGTGGTGTATTTTATTTTGATGATAACGATACTGCAATTACATTTACAAAAGAAGACAACGACTTTTTAATGGTAAAACGTAATACTGAAATTGCTCCGTATAACCAATATCACATTACTCCTATGAAGTACGGATTGATACTCTTTCCTAGCTGGTTAGAGCATGAGGTATCTGTAAATACAGATGCAAAAAGATATAGCATGAGTTTGAACAGTGTGCCTTTAGGAGGCTTTGGTTCTGCTGGTGACTTAACTGAATTTAAATATGATATGATACAAGGGCGAATGCAATAAATGAGCGACACTAGACAAAATACAGACTACGGATATGAAATACAAAAAGTATATCTAGAAATGATGCTACAAGACGCAGAAAGTTTTGTACGTTGTCAGGCTGTGTTTGATCCAAATAGTTTTGATAGACGCTTAAAGCCAGCGGCAGAGTTTCTTAGCAACTATGTTACAGAACATAATACATTGCCTACACTTGATATGATCAACGCCGCAAGCGAACTACAAGGTGATAATGTATTAAGACATCCAGGTGATCTAAATGAAAGTCACTATGATTGGCTACTAGCAGAGTTTGAAACGTTTAGTAAACACAAAGCACTAGAAGCCGCAATCCTTAAGAGTGCTGACTTACTTGAAAAAGGTGAGTACGGACAATGCGAAGACATAGTAAAGAAGGCTGTACAGATTGGACTGCAAAAGGACTTGGGTACAGACTACTATGCTGATCCAAGAGCTAGACTAGAAGGCATCAAGAGTACAAACGGACAAGTAAGCACAGGTTGGGGAGCAATTGATAAGAAACTATTTGGCGGATTCAACAGAGGCGAGCTGAATATCTTTGCAGGTGGTTCGGGTGCAGGTAAGAGTTTGTTCCTTGCTAACATTGGCGTTAACATGGCCGAAGCAGGATTGAATGTAATTTACTTAACACTAGAACTTAGTGAAGCACTAGTTAGTATGCGTGTTGACAGTATGGTAACAGGCATTCCAAGTCGTGATGTGTTTAAGAACATTGATGACGTTGAAATGAAAGTTAAGATGATTGGCAAGAAGTCTGGTGCATTCCAAGTCAAGTATATGCCTAGTGGTAAGACAGCAAACGATGTACGTTCGTACATTAAAGAATATGAAATTAAAACAGGCAAGCGAGTAGACGTATTACTAATTGACTACTTGGATCTATTGATGCCAGCAAGCACAAAAGTAAGTGCAGAGAACTTGTTTATCAAAGACAAGTACGTAAGTGAAGAGCTACGTAACCTAGCAATGGAATTGAACACAGTGTTTGTAACTGCGGCACAGTTGAACAGAGGTGCTGTCGAAGAAATTGAATTTGATCACTCGCACATCAGTGGCGGACTTAGTAAGATTCAAACTGCTGATAACGTGTTTGGTATCTTTACAAGTAGAGCAATGCGTGAACGTGGACGCTATCAGTTACAGTTGATGAAGACACGTAACAGTGGCGGTGTTGGACAAAAGATTGATTTAGAGTTTGACTTAGACACACTACGCATTAGAAATATTGACGAAGACGAAAATGAGAATAATAATTATTCATCGCAACGTAGTAACACAGTATTTGATAAAATTAAAAGAGGTGCAGGCACAGGCACAAATGAAGATACTATAAGCGACCCACAAGAAGGCGGCGGCATAGGAAAGATAAAAGCAGAAGTAGACTCAACTAAGCTAAAGCAATTTCTTAATAACCTTGGTGACGAATAAAGGAGAATCATTTGATATCGAAGCTAGAAACTATTGAACAAGTATACCCTTTAGCAAAAGACGACCCTGTCCGTCCTAACCTACCGGCTGATTGGAGAATTAATAATGGACGTGAAGTGTATGTGTTATACGAAGACCAATATGCAGAAGAGGCCCCTGTTATGTTTGAAGGACCCAGAGCTGTAATCTGTGTAGCCTATACTAAGGGTGTTGGTCTTATAGAACAAGACCTCAACAATACTGAAGACCCTGACACTGCTATGTTCTATACTGTATGGAGTTATGATAAGGGTGCTGGTAGAGAAATAGTAACCCAAGTTGCAAAACATATTAAAGAAACCAGAGATGATATTGTACGTTACATGACCCTATCACCATTAACTGATATGGCTGAAAAATTTCATCTACGCAATGGAGCCACCCTCTTCCGTAAAGGCAAATATTGCCAAAATTTTGAGTACAAATAATTGAGGTATTACATCGGGTCATTAGATTTTAAATGGAGCCATGCAGGAACACGTATGGAGGAGCTTTGGGTCCGAAGAGAACTAGGAGACGAACTGTACAAGCAATGCAATCAGGAAGGTTTTAAATTACACTATAACCACACTGATAGTTTGACCTTGCCCAGCGACATGTATTGTACATGTGATGTAAGTGTAGATGTTCCGGATAGTAACGAAGGACTACTGTTTCAACTACAGTATCCGCACGTTAAAGTGGTGTCTTAGACGCAATATAAGCGTCATACAGCGGCATGATATTCAGAAAGAACACATTGTACATACAGGAAAAATAACTAATTATATGAGCCATAAAACACTAATACACGATCTAGTAAAAGCAGATGTTATACGTTCTGAAATAGAATACGCTAAGAGTCAATTACAAGAACACGATACAGGACACATACACACTGCTATAGGATGGCTAGAAGATAGACTTAAACAAATACAGGGTATAAAAGAAGACGAATGAAAATAAAATTTACTTGTAGCGATCCGTTAGTTGAACAACACTTTCCTATAGTGCCTGCAAAAAAAGCAGTACCCGAATGGTTTAAAAATATTGAATCTAATCGTACAATGGGAAATTGTCCTGTGGGTTATGAAGGACTTCCGACTATCAAAAAATGTATGCCAGTGCTTGATATGATCAGTGCAGGTTATATTATACCCAACGCATACGAACAAGAACTTAGTACCTTTAAGGATGAAGAAGGATACGAAGCATACAATAGAAACATCTCACACAGATCTGGTATGGATCCAAACAACGGGCATCATCACGAACAGTGTCCTGTAGAGATTGACGGCAAGAAGAAAAACTATTTTAAGATTGAACTGCCTTGGAAGATCGAAACTCCAGCAGGTTATAGTTGTTTATTAATGCAACCTTACTATAATTTTGATCAAGGATTTAGTATGCTACCGTCAATAATAGACACTGACACTTATGATGCTAACTATCTTAACCTACCCGGAGTAGTGTTAGCACCCGAGGTAACTATTGCACCAGGACAACCTTTGTTGCAAGTTATACCTTTCAAAAGAGATGACTGGGATATGGAAGTAAAAGTTAATCAGAACATGGGCGAAGACAGTGGACTAAAATTTTATCTTCATAACATGTATAAAAGAATGTTTCATTCTAAAAAGAAATTTAATTAATAGGAGACACAATGGCGACTACAATAAAGGTTACTAGTTTACAAATGCCTGTAACAGATGATGTAAAGGCTAATTGGAAAACAATCAAACGTCATATGCTTACCAACATAGACAGTGAGTGGATACTAACTCCTGAATGTGCATTGAGTGGCTATTTCATGCCTCCAACACTTGCATCAAAAGATTTAGATGAAGAAGAAAATCTTAGAGATTGTTTAGAGCAACTAGAAGACTTTTCAGCTTCACAACGTACCGGAGTAGTACTAGGCACAGGATGGAGAGAGCAAGATGGCTTTCCGTATAACCAAACTAGGATATATGCTAACAGTGGCGACCTAATTGGTACATACCAAAAAAGATTACTAACACGTAGACCCGGAGGTGGCGGCGAACTATTACATTACCTACAGGGATTTGAACCCACACTGTTCTATGCTGACAAGGATAACACAGTAGTAGCCAGCTCGTTGATATGTAATGATGCTTGGGCAACTCCTATGGTAAGTCCAGGAGGCAATCCATATTTCATCAGTGACCTAGCTGTGAAGCACGGAGTAAAACTATTTTTCGTAAGTGCAAACTGTAATGTACCTACAGGAGACTTTGATCAATTGGTATACGACTATCATGATGTTATGCTACGCACACTGGCCAAACAGAACCAAGTGTACATAGTTGTAAGCAACAGTAGTTTGAGTATGCCCATGCAACAACCTCAAGTGCATCAAGCGTCAGGCGTAATGTGTAATGGTCCACGAGTAGCACCTCAGCCAGTAGACCAAGTACAGGTAAAGTCAGGAGTTATAGCACCCAATGGAGAATGGATAGCATGGTGTGACGCAAGTGGCGAAGATTCGGTTACATTGGATTTAGAATTTTGATAAATAAAGTATAAGGAGCATTAAATGAGTGGAAGACTAGGGGCGGCTGAATTAAGCACCAACACATGGAACAACGTATACGAGTGTCCAACAAATAGAAAATACGCAAGTATTAAAGTTCATATAATCAATCGCAGTTCAAGCGATGCAATGATTGATATTGCTCTAAGTTCAGGTGACGGTATTACTATAGAAACAAATTCATACATTGAATATCAAACTATGCTAGTTCCAAAAGGCTCAATAGAACGTTCAGGTATAGTTGTAGCCAATGGTACTAAGATCATGGCTCGTTCAGACATCAACGATGTTACTTGCCAAGTACATGGTATTGAAGTGCTTGATCCAACAGCACAACCATAATAATAAATCATTAACTGATCACATAATAAATACTTGCATGAACAAGTATGACAGAACCCTTAAATTACAAGACTACCAAGACCTAGCCAACGCACAAGCAGGAGCATTAGATCGCTATGACGAAGATGCTATGATTCGTGTTCAGCATCTATTTGACAAAGGTTATATTGATATAGCAGAGGCACGTTTCATCTATCTAACAGAAAGTGGATATGCATGTTTGAGTGCAGTCAAGTTCGAACGCTACAATCAAAAGGAATGGTTTGACAACTATCCTCGTATGCTAGACGACATGGAGTAGACATGCTCAAGAATTGGTATTC